GAGGTGCTGCGGAGATTCGTGGCACGAGGAGAGAACACATGACCGCCGACGACCGCCCCCGCTTCGCTGAAGGCATCGGACTCCTTGCGAGTATGCTGCCACCGCGCAAAGTCCTTAGTGACCTGCTCATGGAGGGCTATTGGTGGGCCTTGAAGGACATGGATCTTGAGGCCTTCACCGCCGCCGTCCATGCCGCCATGAAAGGCTGCAAGTTTCTGCCAACGCCCTCGGAACTGCGGGAACTTGTCGCAGGGACCGCCCAGGACCGCGCCACGGTCGAGTGGGGGGAGGTGGTGCGTCAAGTGGGTAGTGTGGGCAGCCTGGGGTCACCAAGGCTCTCTGACGGGGCTGTGAAGGCCATCAAGATAGCCTGGGGGTCATGGCGGCAACTCGCGCGAACTTTACCGGCTCCTGGTGAAACCGATCATGAATGGCAGCGGAAGCGGTTCGAGGCGGCGTTTGCCGTCACTGAGCGCAACGAGGGGCAGGGGCTATTGACCCCGGCCTCCGTCCATCCCAGCATCCAGGCGCTCATTGATGAGAAGCGCGGCACGGGAGGGTTGCTATGAATGAGCAGTGGCACGGCACGTTGAATGGCTACCGTTACCACCAATGCCGGTGCGAGGCGTGCGGAGAGGCGAGGCGGGAGTATTACCAAGAGTTCAGCAAGCGCCCTGGGGCAAAAGAGAAGAGGGACGCCTACTACAGACGCCCCGAGGTAAAAGCGAGGAGGGCCGCCTACTACAGCCGCTCTGATGTCAGGAACAACAAAGCATTGCGACCGGGCGCTGTGGACCGCTACGCCGACTTTATCGCTGGTCAAGTGGAATGGCTGGAGGCGCATGGGAACGACACAGGCGCACGTAGGCGCACGACACAGGCGCACGACACAGGCGCACACAGGCGCACACAGGCTTCTTTGCCGGTGAAGCACTGGAACGAGCGTATGGGGTATCGGTCTTCAGCCAGCGAGAAAGTCGGGCGGGTTCCTGTGGCTCGTTCCAGGTCTAATGAAACGAGCGCCCCCCGCGTGCTGCGGACCACGATCCGAGGCAGGCAGGTTGAGATCACCTGGGATGGGGAGGATATCACCGTGCGGGACGCCTCCACACTCAGGGAGCTTCACTTGGACAGCGTGCAGTTTTTGGAAGCCCACCGCCTCGTGGCCGAGAGACGCACGGACGCAATGTGATCGCTTTCACATAAAGCTCGCGCATTACGTCCGTTGAGAGAAGTCGGCTGAAACCTCGACACCGACCTCAACACCGATCTTGACATCCATGAGCTATGGATGTATTGTCGGGGTCTACGATCTTTGTGACAACAGAAAAGGGAGAGAATATTATGTCGACGAAAGGCCATCGGACGATTTTTCCACAAAAGATTCGACAGCAGACCCTGCACGGCGTGATGCCGGGCTATGTCTGGGCGCAATGGTTTGATCGTCAAGCCTTGCTCTCGGCGCTGATGGGAGCAGGTGTCTCGGCAGGGGACACTCTCTGCTCTTTCGTGGTCGGACTGCCAGCGACGAAACGGGCGATCCGGTTAGCGAAGGAGGCGCGATGACGAAGAAGAAAGTGGAGCCGGTGGAGCCAGCACCGACAGCCCCGTCGGGCCTCGACCTGCTCAGGGTGCCGTTTCCCGAGCATCAGATCAGCCAACTCCCAAGGGGTGGTATTACGCTTTCCTATGTCGGCCACGCGGCACTCACAGACAGGCTGCTCGATTCTGACCCTGCGTGGAACTGGGAACCCATGGCGGTCACCGCCGACGGCCTCCCGAAGTGCGACGAGACGGGCGGGTTGTGGATCAAGCTCACGGTCTGCGGCGTCACGCGGCTAGGCTACGGCCACGCACCAGACAAGCGTAGCCCCGGCGACCGTGAGAAGGAAGTGATTGGAGACGCGCTCCGCAATGCGGCCATGCGCTTCGGCGCAGCCCTCGACCTCTGGCACAAGGGCTGTTTACACGCAGTGGTTGACGAGGAGCCGGTGGTCGTGCCGGACAAGCCTGAAGGGTACGACGATTTTGTGGACGTACTCCGATCTGCGGCAGGCAAGGGCGGGAAGGCACTGGGGGTGGCGTTTACACACGCCGACGCAGCGCATCGGTCTTATTTCACGGCGCACGATGCGTCGAAGGCCAGTATTAAGCAGGTCGCCATTGACGCTGATGCCGAGATAAAAAAGGCCAGCATGTCTGGTGCCTCAGAATCGGTGGCCTTTTAATGCGCCTCTCTGGGCATCCACAAGGTTCTCCTGAGTGGCTGGCCGACCGCGTTGGCCTTGCCACGGCCTCTCGTGCCGGGGATCTCACCGCCACGATCAAGAGCGGCGAGGCGGCGGCGAGGCGCGACTACAGGTGGGAACTCATTTGCGAGCAACTCACAGGAGAGGCGCAGCCGGGTGGCTTCATCTCGGAGGCGATGCAAAGAGGTACCGACATGGAGCCGCTCGCCAGATCGGCTTACGAGGTCCGCACCGGCTCGCTGGTGATGGAGGCAGGATTCGCGAGCCACGATACGATCGCTGCTGGCGCATCGGTGGACGGGCAGATCGACGACTGGACTGGACTGGTCGAAATTAAGTGCCCGAAGACGGCAACACATATTCGGTATCTCCGCGCAGGTGCCGTGCCGCCGCTCTACATCCCCCAGATCACGCATCAGGCATGGATTACCAACGCGGCGTGGGTGGATTTTGTGAGCTTCGATGACCGCCTGCCGGAACATCTACGGCTGTTCGTGGTCCGGTGGCATCGAGACGACGACGCCATCGCCGCGCACGCAGCGGCGGTGATGGACTTTCTTGGCGAGGTGCAGGACGAGGTGGCTGCGCTTCACGTATTCGGCAACCCAGCAGCAGTAGCGGAGACAGCATGACTGACAAGGTATTCGTCAAGTGTTCGGCGAAAGAGCACACGTTCGCGAACGGCGGCACGGTGTTGAACGTCAGCATGAAGGCGTCCGACATGCACGCGCTCGCCGACACGCACGCCAACGCCAGGGGGTACGTCAACCTCAAGATCGGCAGCCGACGCGAGGTGGGTCAGTATGGGGACACCCACTCGGTCATGGTCGATACGTGGGAGCCGAACGGTGCGGCAATGGGTCCGAAGGCGGTACCGCAGGCCAAGCCCATTAGCGTGGATGACATCCCTTTTTAGACGTTCGAGTCGGCGCAAGAGACACCTTGGAGGTTACTGGAAGGGTGAAGGCATGAGTATGCAGTTCTCGGTCACCGAGCATCCCGAATACAAGCACGCAGGTCCGGCGGCCCATGGCGGCAAGCATGAACCGATCTATCAAGCAGCCAAGTCAGTCGTCGGCAATGCGGCGCTCGAAGTGTCGGGGGCTAACGCTTATCAGATGTCACTCGCACGGCACGGGATCAAGAATCGCATGTGGCGCGACGGTGACTCCCGCACGGTGTCGATCCGGCTTAGTAATACCGGGACGTATCTTATCAAGCTGGAGGGTGACGCGAAGGCTGGGCGTGACAACTAATGTCTATCAACCTTACGGGCGACGAGGCGCTTGGGTTGGAGTTCCGCAAGGCCGTAGATACACGGGACGGCGGTAAGTGCATGGTGTGCAGTCGGCGCACGACCGAAGCCTTCCCACCGGACCATCCACTGAGTCGCCACCGGCATCATCGCGTCGGTGGCGACTTTGCGATCGAGGACGTGATCACGCTCTGCGGGGCGTGCTATCTTCATTATGTTGGAGCCTCAGCATGACACTCACACTTCCGTTTGCTGGCCCTGAACTTCGGGACGAAGCCGTTGATCGCGCTGCACGTAACGCCGCCCCGGCCTTCAATGATCTTGCGTTCGCGGCTGTCTGCCGCGTGGCGAAACGTCGCCACAGGTTCATTGTGGATATGGTCTGGGCTGAACTCGGCGAAGCGGCTCCGACGCACGAGAAACGCGCAATGGGCGCGGTGATGGTCAAGGCAAGCCGAGCGGGTATCATCGAGCCGACGGACGAGTTTCGGGCATCGGAACAGCGTAACTGCCATAGCAACCCACGGCGCGTCTGGCGCTCGCTGTGGCAGGCGATATAGTGCAACGCTATGCGATGATCGAGTTACTCCTCGCTACTATCGGGATGCTCGCCTTCATCGCGCTTGCCTTGTCCCTAGCTTTGTGGATCTGGCGCAAGGTTCGCGGCAAAGACCGACACAACTGGACATCCGAAGGGAGGTCGCATGGTGGCTCTCGTTGAAAGCCTCCCGGCCTATCGTGGCCGAGGACTCATTACCCGCCAGGACCGACGGGTGCAGATCGAGGCGTTAGGCGTGGACCGATCGCGATTCGTGTCCGTTCCAATGGTCCGCTGGTCCCCTGAAGCCGAAGTCGCCGAGGAGTGGTTACGCCCGATCCGGCGAGAGGCCACCATCAGCGACAAGCTGGCGGCGTGGCGCGTCGTCGCTCGACGATGACCGACATTATCCGCTCTAGCGATGGGGCTATCGGCAGACCCGCCTATCACGGCGGCGACGGCTACGACCAACACCAGAAGCACGCCGTGCGAGTAGAGTGCGAGTGCTGCGGGGAGTCGTTCTACATGACGGCCATCAAGGTGCGGTGCGCGGGGTGCCTGACGGTGCCGGATGGGACGGGACACAGTGGATAAGGCGCTGATGTTCTCGAAGAAGTCGGATGAATGGTCCACGCCGCAGGCGCTCTTTGAGGCATTAAACGCCGAGTTCGCCTTTGACCTGGACGCCGCCGCCGACCGCAAGAACGCGAAGTGCGATGACTTCCTTGCTCGCAACGCGCTGAGCCTGGACTGGGATACCTATGGCCTGTGCGTAGGCCCGTCCGTGTTTCTGAACCCGCCATACAGCAAGTGCCGCGAGTTTATTGCCAAGGCCGCATGGGAGGCCAGCAAGGGCTGCACGGTGGTCTGTCTTGTGCCGAGTCGGACTGATACGCGCTGGTTCCACGATCATGTCTGGGACCGGGACAGGCATCGGCCACAACCCGGCGTCGAGGTGCGGTTCCTCAAGGGGAGGCTGAAGTTCAGCGGGGCCAAGGCTGGTGCGCCATTCCCAAGCATGATCGTGGTCTTCAGGCCACCGATGTCGGATGGAACCGCACGCCGTGGGTAACGCCGAGATAGGTACCTGCGTTGAATTGTGCGAAGCGGAGCAGCGTCTCGCAAAGTATCTGGCCGCCGAGCGTGAGCGTATGAACCGGGACGGGGGCGTGACGAATAGCCGCGTGGGTCCGCAATCAGACGCAGAGACAGACCTGACCGGGATTGGTGCGGAGTTGGCATTCTGTCGCATTATGAATGTCTATCCAGACCTCACGCTGGGTCCGCGCAAGGGCGGCGCAGACGGCTGGTGGGCAGGTCGTGCGTGCGATGTCAAAGGCTCTCGCTACCTAGACGGGAAGCTCTTAGCGCGTCCAACGAAACTTGAACGTCATGGCGCGACCCTCTATGCGCTGATGACGGGCGAGTTCCCATCCTATGTGTTTCGCGGACTGACATCAGCGGATGCGTTATTGCGAGCGGATAGGCTGATAGATCTCGGGCATGGGCAGACGTATGCGATGACCCAGGATGACTTGCGAGATGCGTAGAGCCGCCCGCGTCGATGCCAACCACGCCGAGATCACGCACGCGCTGCGACAGTGCGGCTGGGTGGTCCACGATACGTCAGGTGTCGGCGGCGGGTTCCCCGACCTAGTGGTCGGGAAGGCCGGACGGCTGGTTCTGGTCGAGATTAAGGACGGCGCGAAGAAGCCGAGTGCGCGGCGGCTGACGAAGGCCGAGGCGGCGTTCTGGGCGAAGTTCGGCGAGGCGGGGGTCTGGGTCGAGATCATCGAGTCCATCGAAGACGCAACGACACTGTAATTATTTATGCCACAACCACCACCCAACACTGAGGGCGTCTCCGCAGTCCTCGATGCGATACGCCAGCGGATCGCCGAGCGCGGCCAGTCCATCTACGAGCGCCAGATCGGGGTCAGCAAGGGCAGCCTGAGCCACATCATTTCGGGTAGAAAAGGTGTGTCCCCACTCCTAGCCGCGAAGGTGGGTTACGAGATCGTCTGGGTTTATCGTCGAGCGCGGAGAGCATGAAGCGCCACGAGTGGCCGCCGTCGTGGATACGGTATCTCCGGCGGCAGGTGCTGCAAGAGAACACCTGGATGTTCTCCAGGCACTGGGTCAGCGAGGACGGGCAGGAAGTGTCCCGCCGCACGGTCGAGTCCTGGGAGCAGGGTCTGCGTCGGCCACCGCTCTACATCCGGCAGCACATGAGCACGGTGCTCTACCGGCTCAGGAACCGGCACGGAATGGCGATCACGATGCCGGGTGAGACGCAACGCGAGTAAACGCGAGGACACGCGAGGAAACACGAGGAAACACGAGGAAACACGCTACTACACGCTGTGGTCGCCGAAAAGTCGGGCGAAAAATCGAGTATCTAATCTGTACAGAATGCGCCTGCATTGTAGCGATTACGTATTCCGGCAGACATGTCGCCGAAAAGTCGGCGAAGGTTGCCGAAAAGTCGGCAGACATTTCGACTGAAAACAAGGGCAAATTGGCGGGTTTCTTTTTTCGGCAGACTTTTCGCCGAAAAGTAGGCGAAAGTCGAAGAAGCCTGCCCCGCCCTGATTCTGGCATATGACCTATTTAGGTCAATCGACCCATGCGCCCTGCCTGGGTGAGAGTTTGACAACGCTGTGCCACTCGTGGTAAGCTAGACAACACTCGGGGATGAGCATGTCCTGTCGAGTTACCGGGGGAACAACGCAATGGGAAGAGACAGCAACGCACTAGAGCGACCGTCGCACTTCAGCATCGTGCAGCCGGATTCGTATGACCGCGCCTACGGACAGATGGATGGCTTTCCAAAGACGCGACCCAGCACGATCACGACATCGAACACCTTGGGTGTTGGCGGGGTGAGGTCGTACATCGTGGAGACGTTTAGGCCACCAGAGATGGGCGACAGCGTATTCATCCAGATCACAGGGCCGGAGGGTCTGGTGCGGGTCAATCTGCCAGCCGAGGTGACAGCGGTAATCGCCAGACAGCGTGACGCCTTGACGCATCGGTCACGCTCTCGGGCTGGGAAGGCGAGGGCAGAGGCAGACAAGGCGGCTGGCATCCAGCCCGGCTTCATGCGCGGCGGGAAGCGAACGAAGCGTACGTAGCTAGAGTGTCGGGCCGGATGGGAGGGCGTCCCTCGGGGCGTCCTCCACCGCCGCGCCCTATTCGCTAGGCCGTGGCAGGACGTGGACTGGCGTCGAGGTGATCGCCCGCAGCGCGACGTTGATGATGCCCAGCACCAGCGTGACGGTGCCGGGAGGGAGCGGCAGGATGCCGATCAGGTCTGCCGCCGGGGTCAGGATGTTGACCCAGAACATGCGTGACTTCCAGATACCTTTACTCATCTGTGCATTCTCCATGACCGAGATGATCGGTTTCACTTTGCTCCAGAGACGGAGCGCCCCAAAGATGTTCATACGGGTGACCCAGAGACAGGCAGCTCTAGCGGCTCTACGATCTCGAAGTGGCCCATGTCCCGCTGCGTCCACCGGCCACCCCACCGCAGCCCCATCGCTTCGCCTATGGCACCGACTTTCTGCCAGATGGGGTCACCAGCGTCCCACAGGAGCTTGTCAGCCCCGTGCGCGTCGAAGACGGAGTAAGGCACGATGTCGATAGCGAGGCCGTCCTGATGGCGGCTCCTGACGACCCAGGATACCTTCCTGGCGAGGTTGACGGCCTGTTCGGCGTCTGTGCGGAGCGTATCGACGACGAGGACCGGGATACCGGCCTCCACGCAGCGTGCGAGTAGCTCAAAGGCGACCGGGCGAAACGAGGGCGCGAGGTCGTCCAGGGCGCGGCTCATGGGAAGAAGCCGAGTAATTTAGCGGCGGCGGCAAGACCCCCAACCGCCGCCGCTGACGCGCCTCCCGCAATGAGGCTCGCTCGATGTGGACTGCGGTCCTCCAGCACCGCGAGCCTTGTCTCGACCTTGGCTGCGCGGCCATTCGCGGCTCGCTGCAACACCACCAGTTCTTCCATGCGGTCACGGATCGGCACGAAGTGGGCCAGGAACTCATCTCTTGTCAGGATGTCAGGCATGGTCTTAATAGGGCAACGGGTCGATGACAAAAGGCGGCGTCGGCCAGACAATCGCGTAGGGGTCTGCCTGCACTTGCGGCACCTGCCGAAGGGCGGTGCGATACGTCCGCCACGCAAGCGCATCCGCGTCGGAGAGCGGGGAGTCTGTGGCTTGCGTCCAGTCGCAGGCGTAGAGCAATGTGTCGCGCTCCGTGCGGACGACATACCACTGCTGCGCCGTGTTTGCCGCGTCCGTGTCAAAGGCCACAAAGACGGGTGCCGCCGCACCCATCATCGACTCTGGCTGCACACGCCACGTTGCCTTATCGGTTGCGTCTCCGATAGAGACGCCATCTGGATAGACGCCTGCGCTTCGGAGCGCCGCCAAGACCTGGCCCGGTAGCACCATGTTCATCGTCATTCGTTCAGCACTCCCAAGATCCGACCATGCCGCTGTGGCGACCGTCACTGCCAGCGTTGCCGTAAAAATACGTGGTCCCGGTGGCGTCAGAGTTCTCAACCCAGGCGTAGAAGTGTCTCCCGACGGCTGGAGTGCGTCGTACGATGAACAGACCTGCGCCTTGTTCGCCTCCGCCTGTGTACGGCATCACCCAACCGAGTGGGTTCGTGGTTTGGAGGTTAAAGGCGTCTGTGGCATCCTCGGCAATCTCCACCGTGCGTCGAACTCCCGCAGATGCATTAAGGCCTTGCACGTAGAGTTGTAGCTCGAGCACACCCTCTGACACTCCGACCATCACATCAACCTGATTCGCCGTTGACCCGTTCGCTTGCCGCTTCGTGGTGAGGGTATAGGTCCAGCTCGCCGTCGTCTCTATTCGGCGGAGGCACTTTTTCACGCGGTGATAGTAGTTCTGGAGATACCGCTTCACCTCACTATCGTCCGTCTGCCCGCCGCTCGCATTGATATAGACCGTGCCCACATACCGTCGCGTTGTCGCGCCAGACTTGACCAACACGCCGTCTTGATATGCCAAGGCCGTGGCGCGAGTCGTGGTATTCGTCCAGATTAGTGTTTCGACCGTCGCCGTGCCGGAGTTGTCGTAGATGAAGATGTCGTAGGGCTTCGAGGCGGTGAACCCAGACAGGCTAATCGTGATCTGGGTAAACACGACATTCGTCCACGCCGACGACCCGTCGTAGAGGGAGATGGTGTTGCCCACGTAGGGCGTGTAGTAGACACTCGTCGCTCCCGCAACATCTGCCGTCGTGACGGGCGTCCCGCTCGTGAGCGTGAGTCGGCCCTGGGCGAGGGCACTCGCCGCCGGTGCGGTGCTGCCCCACACCGTGCCATTGCTGGTCATCAGGTTGCCCGATGTCCCAGGCGCGAGGAGCGTGACATCAGAGGTTCCCGCCCCGAGCATGACGGTGTTCGCCGTGATCGCCGCGATGCCCGTGCCGCCAGATGCCACCGGCAGCGGGGTCGAGAGCGTCATCGCCGCAGCCCCGATGGTGCCGGTCAGTGTCGGGCTGGCGCTCATCACGACGTTGCCGGTACCGGTGATGGCGTTGCTCACCAGCCCCTTGCTGCCATCGCTGAACACCGCCACGCTCGCGGTGAGCGTAGACAGCGTCGCGACACCCGTGACGCCCAGCGTGCCGCCCACGACCGCGTTCCGCGTAAAGAACCCGTCGCGTGGGCGCGAGGCCGCGACCTTCCCGATATCGTAGGTATTGTCGGTGAAGAGCAGGTCTTGCGTGATGGGGTTCGGGATCGCTGCGACGACCGCCGCCGTGGCTGCCAAGATGAGCGTCGAGGTCGTGTCTGCCACGCCCACGACCCTAGAGTTCGTCGGGGCCGAGGTCACAATGGCCCCCGGCGTGGCACCGATGTAATAGGTGCTGCCGACCACCACCGACGAGGCCGTCGTCGCAACGCCAGCGAGCCGGATCGTGCCAGCCGCATTGATCGCAATGGCGCTGACGACCATGCCGATGGACTGGGGGAGTGTCGAGGTCGGCGTGGCATCCGAGTCGGTGAGATACCACAGGCCAGCCGTGAGGGGTACGCCTTCGCCAGCCGAGGACAGATAAACCACCTGCCCAGCCGTAACCGCCTGACCCACCGTGCCTTCAATGTCCAGGTTGACCGCACTCCCCGGCACCGCCAACACATTGTCCTGCTCGCGGATCAGCACATCGCCAGAGGTCTTGTAGATGAACTTATAGTTGCCGCCTGCCGACAGATAGGCCGTGTAGCGCCCCGCGCTATCCGCAACGATGGGGTTCGCGTTCGCCACATTGACGGCAGCCGTGGTGTAGGTCGCCGAGGCCGTGGTCGTTCCGGCGAGGTAGGTGTAGATCTTAGCCCCAGCGACGGCAACGCCCGTCGCATCGAGTACGACCTGGAATGGGGTAGGTGTGAGTGTGCCTGCCATAAAGTCCTATGTTCTACAAGAAACGGGCATGAGATGCTATCGAGCGAGTACGTCTGCCATTGACCCAGACTCCGAAGATTGACGCTGCCGTCGTTTGTCACTAATTAGATCGGATATGCTCCCGGCCACGCGTACTGTCGGAAGCAGGTCGCGCATGGTCTTGAGCCGACTCTCTGATTGTTGTCTATCATGACTTGGAAGCATCGACACACCAGTGCCGATAGCCGTAGGAGCCATAATCGTATCCAACGCTATTGGGATTGCTGTTTGTGAACGTCTAATCCAATCTTTCAATACTTGTAACGCAGTTCTCGACTCCTCGGCAGGTGCATTCACCGAAGTCATTAACGACTTGAACAAGGCTGGGTCTTTCATCGCGTCTACGAGGAGATTGTCGCTATGACGATTCAGGTAACGAGCCATGCCGCGCTCTGCTAGACCGGCAGCCTTTGCCGTTGTCTGTAGTGTTGCCCCAGTGCCTTGCGCGGCATACGCGCCACTGCGAGCGCCCAGGAACCTCGCCAGGAATGTAAGCGTAGACTGCACGCGCTCGATACCCACCGGGAGCGGTGTATGGTCGCCAGGGATCGTCGGGTCTAGTTTCCCAGACGCCCTCTGGGCATTCCTAAGATTTCTCGCGATCGTATCAAGCCTGCCCATCTCTGCGTCTGAGAAGAGTTCGGAGAAGACGCGACGTGTCTTGTCCTGATTCAGGAGTCCCAGTAATCTCTTCCCGCTAATGACTCGATTGCCAGCTTCGTCTACTGTCGTCCCAGGATGTAAGGCATACTCCATCACCCCGGCCCTGAACTCCTCCATGTCCTTCGCTGCGACACGCTTAATCTCACCGGCGGGGGTGGATGACTCCATAGCGCGTGCGATGGTGGGTCGTAACTTTATGAGTCTCTCGCCCCGTTCCAGGGCACTTACGGAAGCCTCTAGTCGCTGCTGCAACCCTGGATGTCGCCCCAAGAGTTGCGCGTTGTTCCGCATGAAGGCGCTTGCCCCAGCGGCAGAGTAACTGCCACCTGCCCCAGGCCGTGCAGCCGCGAGGAGCCGTTGCTCTAGATACGCTTCAATGGCATCCGTCGCTCCAGCGGTATCGCGACCTCCGAATCCGACGGCTGCACGTAACTCGTCATCTCTCACAGCCGCCTGTGCATTGCCTCGACCGCGAAGGGCCACTTCGAGTATCTCAGTCGGGGCGACTCGTTGCTCTCCGGTCGGAGCGTAGCCCAAGAGATTCCCGACTTCTCCCTGCCGAAATGCTGTATTTAACGCCTTGGTATACTCTCTCGCCGCTTGTAACTGCGGAGCCACCGATGTGGGACTATCAGCCGATCCCAGCAAAGACTCCCAGGCAGCATCGCCAAGTCTTCCAGCAATACGTGCGCGATTGCCGTCGCCAGCGGCTCTCGCGGCTCGCTGTATTTCTCGCATCTTCGAGGCGAACCCATGTATCTCTCGCAGCGATTCGCTTTCCGCAAAGAGTCGCGTGGGTCCATCCGTTGCACTCGATACCAATTCTCCCTGGTCGCCGAGCACTAAGGCATCGCTCGGCATCTCGCTCGTGCTCAGAAGATCCCTTGCCTCCTGTGGCATGTCTTTATGCTGCGCTCGTGGCAATTCCGCAACAAGCTCGTCATAGGTCGATGCAATGCGATTCGTGCTGAGACGGACATTCGGGACGTTCCAGAGTTCAGCTTCAGTTATTTTGGACGCTCCATACGCATCCATGACGGCCTTATAGGTGACTTTCGAGGCTTCTTCCTCGGACATGCCAAGCCCTAACCGCTGTATCTCATCCTGCGCTTTGTCTATTGCTCCCTGAATCTTCCATTCCAACCCGCCCGTATCTGCTAAGTCCTTCGCAGCGCGACCAAGTGCCTGTTCCGATGCTTGCAACTGCGCTCGATAGGCAGCTATTGTCTCAGACGACCGAGAGGCAATCGTTCGTTCAAGGGCCAAGATGTTTTGCTCGCCTGTCTGCTGGGCAGATGTCAGACCGCCGATGGCCTGTTCGTCTACTAAGGCCGCAGCGGCAGAGGGGTCCGCTGAACGCGCCTGGAGTTGCGCCGATGCCCTCGTTCGTCCACTCGACTCGGAGAATGGAGCGA